CTGATGACGCTGTTATAGGTATCAGAGTAACCAACATTCTTACATCTGCTGTAACTTGCGACTGTTACATTGATAAAACAGGCTCTGGTACTGATTACCATATCTGTAAAAACTTAACAATTCCACCTAGTTCTTCTGTAGAACTAATACAGGGTGGCGCAAAAATTGTAATGCAAAATACAGATGTTCTTTATATAAAATCCAATACAGCATCTGCATTAGATGTTTGGGTTTCGTATGTAGACAGTATTTCTACTTAGGAGGAGTTATGGCTGAAGTAGTAAACGGAACTCAATATGTAGGTCAAGAACCTGCAAAAGATGGATTCTTTATTCATCAGGAAACTATTGATGGAGATCATACCATTGAATCAGCAGTTCTTGCAGGGCCAGTAACCATGACAGGAACTGTAACTGTAACAGGTACATTGGTGATAGTATGAGTACCCTAAATGTAAACAACATTTCTCCAGAGAGCGGAACAAAAATAAGTCTTGGCGGTACTTCTATTGGTTTACCTTCCTCCGCTACTGCGCCTAGTTCTCCTTCAGCGGGTGATATGTATTTCAACACGACAACGCAAAAGGTGAATGTATACGACGCCACAGAATCTGATTGGACTACTTTAGACTCTTATGTTCCTTACAATATTTCGTATCTTGTTGTAGCGGGTGGTGGTAGTGGCGGCGCTCATGGAGGATCAGGTGCTGGAGCCGGTGGTTATAGAAACTCTTATGCTTCAGAAACTTCTGGCGGTGGAAGCGTAACAGAAACACCTCTCATTTCTGTTAGTGGTCGTGTTTATACAATTACTGTTGGGGCAGGCGGGTCAGGTGTAGTTAACGCAAATGGAACGGATGGAGGAGTGTCTTCCATTGTTTCAGTTGGAGATAGCATAACTTCAGTCGGGGGAGCAAAAGGTAGGTCTGCCGTTGCTGGAGCGGGAGTTGGGTTCTCTGGAGGCTCTGGAAGTGGAGGTGCAGGCGCAACTACAACGTTTGCTGGGGGTTCTGGAACAACTGGACAAGGAAGCGCAGGCGGATCAACGCAGTCATCTTTTAATACTGGTGGCGGTGGCGGTTCGGGTGCTGTTGGTGGAGATGGCAGTAGCGGAACTAATACTGCTGGATCAGGCGGTAGTGGAACATTATCTTCAATCACTGGCTCATCAGTCGGTAGAGCGGGAGGTGGCGGAGGAAGTAGTCAAACTGGAACCGCAGGGTCTGGGGGGGCGTATGGCGGCGGAGCGGGTTCCGTTTCTGGAAATGGAGTTTCTGGAACAGTAAACACTGGGTCAGGCGGTGGTGGAACGCACCACAGTTCTACAACCTCTGGGAGTGGAGGTTCTGGCGTGGTTATTTTGCGGATGCCGACCTCTAGATATACGGGTGTTTACTCTGGTTCCCCGTCAGTTACAACAAGTGGAGTCGATACTATTTTGGTGTTTAACTCTTCAGGCTCTTACACAGGTTAGAAAAAAAAGTATGACACATTTTGCAAAAATCCAAGACGGCATTGTGACTCAGGTTATCGTTGCGGAACCAGAGTTCTTTAACACCTTTGTCGATTCATCTCCGGGTGAATGGATACAAACCTCATACAACACAAGAGGTGGCGTTCATTACGCCCCTAACAGCGATGAACCTGATGGCGGCGTTGCTCTCAGAAAAAACTTTGCGGGTATTGACTACACCTACGATAAAGATCGTGATGCGTTTATTCCGCCCAAGCCATTTGCAAGTTGGGTGCTTGATGATGCCTCATGCCTTTGGGAAGCCCCAGTTCCTTATCCCGCTGATAGCAATCAATACAGGTGGAACGAAGAAACGCAATCATGGGAGTTAATTGATGGCTAGTGAAATCAAAGCAAACAAGATAAGCCCTGCTACAGGTACGGATTTCACATTAGGTGATTCGGGGGATACGTTTACAGTCCCATCAGGAACGACTCTAGACATTGCATCGGGTGCGACGATTGACGCAACAGGAGCGACGGTAACAGGTTTTGGGGGAGCGCCCTATTTTGATGCGGGCATAGATACGACACAGACGCTTACAGATTCAACGTGGACAAAAGTTGTTTTCGATGATGAATACTATGACAGCGATTCGGCTTTTAATCCCTCCACTGGCGTATTCACTATCCCTTCCGGTGAGGGCGGAACATATTTGTTTTACACCGATTGCTCTCTATATGGAAGTGGTGCGATCAACACCGCCATGATTTTCTTTTATGTAAATGGAGGTGCATCGGGTGACTACGCACAAGATCAGTATTTTAATTCTGCGGCTTACATTACCAATGTCAGCAAGAGTCGGGTAATCGAATGTTCGGCTGGAGATGAAATTACTGTTTACGCATTTATTTCACAATATAATTCGGCGGGTACCGCTCAATTATTAAACACTAGAGCATCTTTTGGCGGTTTTAGGTTATCAACATGATTCATGGATTAAAAAAATTAGGCTTTACGCCAAACATTGATTTCATTCTCCAAGACGACGGCGACGGCGTTTACATCAGAAAATGGAATAGCGCATCGCCACAACCTACCGAAACAGAAATTGAAACTGCTGACGCTGAGTGGCAAGCCGAATACGATGCACAAGCATATGCAAGAGCAAGAGCCAAAGCATATCCTTCTTGGCAAGAACAAATGGACATGCAGTACCACGATCAAACAGAAGGCTCACGCACTTGGCTAGATGCAATCGAATCCGTTAAGGAGGCATACCCTAAATGAGTGAAGTAAAAACGGACAAACTCTCTCCCCGCACCGCTTCGGGAACCGTAACGCTTGGAACGTCAGGCGATACTTTTACGATTCCTTCTGGTGTAACGCTAACAAACAGTGGAACTGCCTCTGGGTTTAGAAAAGTGTTGCAAGTTGTTCAGAACACTTATAACACTCAAGCATCTACAACTTCCGCTTCTTGGACTTCTACTGGATTAACCGCATCTATTACGCCATCTTCAACGTCAAACAAAATTTTAATTATGGCAAGTATAGCGGCGGCGTTCACCGGTCCGGCGGGTGTTCAAGGAGCATTTGATATTTTTAGAGGTGCAACTGGCCCATTAAGTGGTAATCAATTTTCTCAAGTTTATGGTGGTACCTCCACAATTGAAGGAAACGAATATATCCAATATTTAGATTCTCCTTCTTCAACATCATCAATTACTTACGACATTCGATTTGTAGAATATGGTAGTGGAACTTTATCTGTGCAATTAAATGGTTCCACATCAGTAATCATTCTTATGGAGATAGCAGGATGAACCACGACGCAATTAGAAACATTAATCCTGCTGTCGTTACTATTCGTGGAGATGTTGCTTACGATGCTAATGAAAAAGTCATTGAAATTGACCAAGCCGTATACGACGCAGAAGTAGCAAGGCTAGAAGCCGAACACAACGCAACCCAATACCAACGTGATCGACAAGCGGAGTATCCATCTATCGACGAACTAATCGTCGCTTTATGGGAAGGAGTTGTCGAAGAACGCATGGCATCTGTCACTGCGTTAGAAGGGCGGCGACAAGCAATTAAAGAAAAATATCCAAAGGATTAAATTATGGCATTAGAATCAGGAACGTACATTAAAGATTTAGTTAGCACTAACCCTTTGGGAACTGATGCTATATCGCAAGGAGATGACCATGTTCGTCTAATTAAATCTGTACTGCAAAACTCATTTCCTTCCACAAATAATGCTCCTATTATTCCAAATATTTCTGGCAATGGTGACAAATATTTACAAGTAAACTCTGGTGCTACTGCTACTCAATGGGTAGATTTAGATGTTACATCTTTAACTAGACGTAAAGGTGAAATACAAAGACCTTGGTTTCAATATATTGACTCCTCTACACTTAGGGTTCATGCAGGACTTTATGATTTAGATGCAAAAGGAACATATGTATCTTGGGATACTTCTTTAGATTGGACAATTAGCGGTTCAAATGGATGGAGATATCTTTATTTAGATTATAGTTCAATATCAGGAACTACAGTAACCGCAACTGATTTTACAGAAACCAGTACAGTTCCTACTTATGCCGAATCTAAACATGGTTGGTATAATGGAAACGATAGATGTATTTTTGCATTTTATGTTAGTGGAGGCGCATTAACTCCATTTTATAACGACGGCTCTACTCATGTTGAGTATAGGGATGATTGGGATAATGGACAAATTTCTTCAAGTAATTATGTAACTGTAACTATTCCACCTTTAGGAGCCATAGGAGGAAGAGAAGTATTTGGAGAATTTACATTTCAACTTAAAGCAGATGTAGGCGCAACAAGTTCTTCTGACTTTTTTGTAACTGCGGCATCAGGTTCTGGTCATTTTATTGGTAGGGTAGAATCAGATGGAGGGGCTTCCGACAATGCCCATCTTAGTGGAAACAAAAGAATTGTAGTTTATAAGTCAGGCGCTTCGACAATGCAAGTTTACATAAATAAAAGCGGTGGCTCTGCGGGTAATACTTGTAGAGTGTTTACTAATGGATTTTTTCTTCCACAAGGAATGTAAATGCCATTAATACCTTTTGATAACGTAGGCTCTATAGGAATTATACAGGATACACCTCCTTATAATCTTCCACAAGGTGCATGGTCTGACGGAAACAATGTAAGATTTCTTGATAACGGCGTCAAAAAAATGGCGGGTTACAAGGAAGTGATGGCTACTTGTCCGTTTGCGCCTTATTATATAAATCCATACCTTGCTACGAATGGAACATATTACTGGATAGCCTATGGCTCTACTGATATAGCAGTTTATGATGGGGCTACATGGATTGATATTACAAGACAGGCAACGCTACAGTTGAACGGGGCTGTTAGCCATAACTCATCAAGTATTACAGTAGATACTGGAGCGGCATTAAGTGCTTTACCCGCTACAGGAACCCTTAAAATTGGTACTAATAATACCGCCGATCAAGACACTAATTCTGGCAACAAATACGAAGAAATAACTTACTCTGCAAGGGATGTAGTAACTGGAGTCATTACATTATCTCCTAATAACTTATACCATCATCCTGATAACACTACTGTGTATCCTTCTGGAAGCACTTATACAACTGATAGTGATTACGGTGCAAATACTACTAGCCGCAGATGGACTTCTACTAATCTCAATGGCCTTTTGATTGCTACTAATGGGTTTGATTCTCCTCAAATGTGGCCTTTATCTGGAGGTATACCTAGCACTGCTACGCCATTTAGAGAACTACAAAACTGGCCTACTGGAGCGTCATGCGAATCTATTAGATCGTTTAGGACGTTTCTTATTGGACTTAATTGGACTAGAGATAACGAAGAACCAAGACTAGTAAAATGGTCTACTGAAGCCGCATATGGTGAGGCTCCTTTTACTTGGGATGAAACTGATGCTACGCTAGATGCAGGTGAGTACGAACTATCTGATACGCCCGGAGAAATTATAGACGGATTGCCGCTAGGCGACTCTTTTCTTATTTATAAAAATGATTCTATTTATGTAATGAACTATGTAGGAACTCCTTACATATTTTCATTTAAACTTCTTAGCCCTACTGTTGGCGCTTTGTCTAAAAATTCTATTGCAGAATTTGAAGGCGGTCATTTTTTTATTGGAAACTCTGATTGCTATGTTTGCAATGGTCAAACTATAAATGCTTTATTACCCAATAAAATGCGTAGAGCAATGTTTGATAACTTTGATGGTGCAAGTTACGAAAAATGTTATGTTGCGGCAGATTATGTTCGCAACGAAATGCTTGCTTGTTTTCCTAGTTCTAATTCTTTAACTGTAGACAAAGCATTAGTTTGGAACTGGAAAGAAAATACTTTTTCTTTACGTGATCTTCCAAACGCTTCTTATATTAATCATGGTATTATTGATATTACCGTTGGTGCTACATGGGATGGTGCTACAGAAGATTGGGATGTAGGATCAGGGGCTTGGGGAGAAAGAAATTACGATAGTGTAAAAGAGAATCTTGTATTTTGTGATATTACAAATACAAAAATATATCGTGATAATTTTGGACATAAAGAAGACACCGCTAATATGAGTTCATATATTGAAAGAACTGGTCTTGATTTAAATGATCCGCAATCAATTAAATTTGTATCTGCTGTATATCCTCAAATTGAGGTTAGTGGTGACAACTCTGTAAACGTATATGTTGGTAGACAAGTAAGTACAGAGCAAGGTATTACATGGGAAGGCCCAATACTATTTAATCCTAACACTCAGTCTAAAGTATCGTGTCGTGTAAGCGGTAAATACTTTGGAATCAAAGTAGAGTCTAGTGGTGATTTTGATTGGAAACTACATGGTGTAGCGTTTGAGGTACAGCAACGTGGTTTGAGAGGATTAAGAAGTTATGGCTAATGCTCCAGTTAAAAACATTAAGTCATTAAATAGATGGACTCCTAACCCTGCCCCAGTAAACAATGATAACTTATCAGATTACCTGTACCATGAGTTAAACAGGTTATCTGATGTTATTTTTAACCTTGATGTAATGAGATTAGAACAAACTAACACAGACCCTTCTAATACTACAATAGCAAACAATAGGGGTAAACCTAGAGATGGTGATATAAGATATGCGGATGGTACGAATTGGAATCCCGGTGGTGGTATTGGCATTTATGCTTACATTGGGGGCAGTTGGACTAAACTCTAATCTGTATGCAGACTACAAGTCTACATTCTTAATAGAGAGGGACAAGTACAGTACATTAAACTGGCTGTCAGATGAGACAAGCAATCACTGGCGTGACGTAGTTATAGAGAAGTTAAACGCTAACGGTGATACACACGCTGATGTAATGGCTAGAAGTTATGACTCTTCGTTTAAAGAGGTGAGTAGTGTTAATAGAGTTGCTTGGCGTGATCGTCTTAATAGGTTGCGTAATAAAAATCTGGCTCCTGTAATGTGGCTGATATCTGATGACAGCCCTCAAGCCTACAAGCAAGGACTACAGAATCAGATAGACTATCAGAACCAAGTAGTAGATGCGGTAGATGATCTTGTTAGTCATTACGTTGTATGCCTTGAATGCGATGAGTATTACTCAGCACAAGAAGTAAACGTACTAATACAGAACCTTAGAAACAAAGGTGTTAATAAACCTATCGGTGTACACCTAACCCCCGGAGTCAAACCTGAATACTATGCTCAAGCAGACGTTATCTATTTGCAAACTGGTTTTAACCTGAGTGAGTCACAATTCAGAAAAAGTATCGAAGAAGCACTTAGGCTTG